CAGTCGTCCTTGATGTCGTAGACCTGCCAACGGCGCTTCTTATCCTTGAACCTAGCGAAGTAAACATCGCTAAACGGAATCATCTCTCCGAGTTTGTCAGCCAACAATTGTGCAAGCTGAGTAGGAACCCGGCGGATACGCACATCACCCCGATCCATGGTGCTCTGGTAAGGACCCTTCCGAGCATGAAGGAAAAGGTCAAGAGCGCCAACAGGTCGAAGGCACGGACCGTCACGAGCCTCCTTCTCCAAGAGAGCGTAGGTTTCGATATGGTCTTCTGGTCGGGCATCGAAGCCTACCTTATCCCCAAGTAACTGGAGGGTTGTATATGTCTGACAAATATGGAACCAGTCAAACGCGAGGTTGAATGCGACAACAGTGTTCTCGCAGAGATACTCAATAAGCTGCTGAGTTTCCCATATAGGTGAGGTAAAGACACTGTGCAGCTTGATGGCACCATCCACTCCCTCAGCGTGCTGAATGAGCAGAATGGGACCATGAAAGCCGCATGTTTCAGTATCAAAGAATACTAGCTTCGACATTACGGGAACCTGTAGCCTCGGCCTTGTTCCTTAGCGTGCTCTTGCAATGCTGTGTGGATGTCGAGATCCGTGATCTCACCAGCCGCCCAAGCCAACAGCCTGGTGCAGATGTTGTTGCCACTGAACTCCGCGTAGATGTGTTGCTGGAGGTCGAACATCTCCTGGCGGTCACGTTGCTTCTTTGTCTCAAGCTGCTTCTTCTTGGACTTCTTGACCTTCTTGCGGGTGCCCTTACGGCCCTTGAGCTTGTCGTCCTTGAACTGCTTCACGACATCGAAGCAAGCCTCTTCGCCGCTGTCCTTGAAGTGGGAGTAAGCATCCCGGATCTGCTTCTGACTCAGCCAGCCAGCAGCAATCTCTTCTTGCACAAGCTCCGGGAGACGCAGCACCATGTAACGAACCTGCACCCAGCCACGTGAGGCATTGAGACGAGCGGCGCAGTCAGACTCAGAGACACCCAATCGCTCTAGCCTGCTCAAGGCCCGAGCCTCTTGCATAATGTTGAGATCCTTACGCTCAAGGTTCTCACTCAGGTTGAAGATGCGAGCATCCGCCTCGTCACCCATATCGCTACGATGGACAGCGGGGATCGCGGTCTGCTCGTTGACGATGTAAGCGTTGAAGCGACGGTAGCCTGCGATCAACAGGAACTTCTTGTCTGGGTTCGCGGTTAGGCGATGTCCAGTCAAAGGCACAACCACAACAGGTTGGATTAACCCATTGAGTTTGATGTTCTTGGCGAGATCGACCACGTCCATCTTGGCGATGGCACCACGGCAGTTGAAGTCGTCATCCGCGAGGATGTCGCTCATCAGGGTGTCAGAAACTTGCATAGTATTTTCCATTGTTGCTCCTAGCAGTCGTAACATACGACGAGGTGAATATCAATCTTCAAACGAAAGAACGCGCTATCACAAGTAACACAGCTAGCGATAGCGTAGATGTCTACACTAGACGTTCGTTCGCTTAAGAATCGAACCTTTTCTTCATAAGTCATTGAGCGGCATGGGTGGTTGGAGACATTAGACTTACGTCCCTCCCGCCCACATCGCATACAGAACCAGTGATCAATACGTCTTGAACGGTGCCTATGACGAAGTGAATGCATCCGACAGTTGGCCCATTGTGAGGTTTTGGAGTCGCTTCTTGTTCTTCAAGTTGTCCAGCACAAGCTGATCGGTTGGCAACATGATGAGGTCTTTGATCGTGAGGCCACGGTTCAGATCCATGCCAGGACGATGCCCACGATCCTCAGCCTGCATCCGAGCTTCCCCGTTAAAGCAGTTTGAGTAGAACAACTCAGTCGGACTAGCAGTAAGCGTCAGCGCCATACCACCAGCCTGCGGGTGACCGACGAAGCAGAGCTTCGGGAACTTCTCCCGCAGTTGCTTGTAGTTCGGATGGCTGCGATCCATTGCATCGAGAAGGATGTCGTCATCAATCTTCTCGCCAGTAGCCGAGCAACCTACATAGCCTTTGCCATCAACTCGGAGTGTTGACCAGCCGTGCTGATGAGCCATCCCGACCAAACGATCAAGAGTCCCGGTGAACCCACCCCAGACAATGTAACGTCCACAGTCTTCATGGAGGTCCAGATCGTCAATGAAGTATTGGTCCTTCGGACTGCCAACTGCCTCAGTATCCCGGGAGTAGATTGTGACTTCACCTGTGCCACCGCAGTTGTCGCACGTGACCGTCTTGAGGGTGAACTCACCAACTTCTTGGGGTGCCATGATGTCGACATCTTCGACAGGAACTTTAATCTCAAGCTCCTTCTCACCACGACAGTTCGGGCACTCTTCCTTGCCAGAGGGCACCTCTATGTATTGGAACCCGTCGCTGATTTCCCGCATGAGGGTAATGGCTGTGATCGCACGGGCAGCCCTCGTCTTGATGATCTGCGCGGCCCGGACAATCTCCGGGGTAGGCTTGATCCGAATAATCTGGTATTGCTTCTCAGGAAGATCCAGACAATCCTTCTTGAATTTAACAATGACAAGCCCTTTCATCCTCTTGTAAAGATAGCTAACCTCATCGCGGGAACGCTGATACTGATGGTAGTCATCCTCACCACGGTTGATCGCTGCGTGCTTGGGATCCCCGCGATACTGACCGCACTTCTGGCATCGCTTGGGATCATCAAGCCAAGCAACCTGATGCGGGTATTTCCCACCGGTGATGTTGTTCTCACGCATCTCGATGATACAGAGTCGTGACCGGAACTTGCCAACAGTCCCTTCTTTGATGAAGCCTGGGGCCGCGACCTCACACTGATGCCACCAGTCGACAGGAGTCTTAGGTGACGGTGTTCCTGACATGAGCATCACAACGGAGTCGTAGCCATGCTCGACACGGATGCTGTTTGCAAGATGCAGCGCGGCCCGGCTACGCTGGCTCGTCGGACCCTTGAGCTTGGATGACTCATCAAAGCAGATGAAGCGGGGCGCTGCTTTCCCGGATGGCCAATTCTTGACTCGTTTCTTCAAGCCATCGTAGGTCATCATCTCGGGCTTGACAGTAGCCTTCCACTTGACGAGTTCGCGACCGACAGCCTTGACACCGGAGACAGGACCGACATACCAGATGTCGTCATCCTTCAAGTCGAACTTCTTCTTCATGCGCTCGGCGGCTTCGATAAAGACGAGAGTCTTACCCGTGCCCATCTCACACGCAAGGATGATGTGCCGCACAGTGAGCGTGGCTGAGAGCATCTCAAGTTGGTGGAGGTAGAGTGGGCGATCCGTCGAGACCATCTCCACTGGTCGGTCGAAGTGAGCATAAGGATCAAGTTCGAGCATGAAGTCGATTTGAAATTGATTCCTGAGGCTGTCTGCGACACTCCATATCTTCCGTGGATTCGGCTCCTCAAATCCGTGATAGCGGTGAGCCTCCATCGTCTTAATCTCGGCATTCAACGAGGGCCAGTAGCCGAAGTGAAACTCAATCCTTCCCTTCGTGTAGACGAGTTTCCCCTTCTTGCGATACTTACCGACCCGGAGCTTGCACTCAACAGTGCAGGGTGATGTCAACATCGGTGCATTCTTCATTTTCTTGATAGTTTCCATGTCCATAGTTATAATCTTAAGACGAATGTATTATCGTGGAGCTTTTGCTTTTTCAAGTGGGAGAATACTTCCCGGAACCCGGCCTGCTCGAAACGAGCGATGACCTGATTCATAATCCATCGTAGCTCATAGGGTGCTTTCTCACGACACCCGCATTTAACCGCACGATACCATTGGTCCATCGATCCTGTGGCAATAACGAGAAGCTGCCTTCTCTTGCCTTGCTTAGTAAATAAAGAAAGCCCGGTGCCGTAAAGGGCATTCACCCCTTCAGCATCGAGCACCATAATAAATGAAATACTGAAGTGCCGGTGACCTGGATTAAACGGATCACGCAACGCTTCGACTGGTTTGTTCTCGGTATCGAACGAGCCTAGGAACGCCGCTGGATCTTTAACTTCCAGATGGCTGGCATCAATTCCACGAGTTGGACTCTCACCCGTGACGCGCTGGCAGACATCAATAAAGATGCTCCACTCAACATGCGTGATAGCTAACGGATAAACTTCATAGTCCATTGATGCCCCGCACCTGGCGGGAGGGTCGATGTTACCACCAACCCTCCCGCCCCACGTGCCAAGAAGATGGTTAGCGAGCCCGACTCCCTTCCACTTCCTCTTCCTTCACGCCTTCGACGTCGCTCTTCGGTGGGTTGCGGAATTTCTCCACAGCCTCCAACAGAGCGGTTTTCTCAGGCATCTCGAAGGGTGTGCTGCACGCCGAGCACTCCGGCGCATACCACTCGAAGTCTTTGTTCTGGCAGAACTGACTCCCGAGAGTGGCAGCCTTGTGCAGCCTGGACTTGACGTTACCCGCCTCACGGCGAGCACTCTTCGTGCCCATGAAAAACGTTGCGAAGGTCTTGATGCTGGGAATCCAGCACAAGAACTCCGGTCCGAACATACAGCCCGAGTTCTTCTGGAACGACTTCTTCTGAATCCGCTCGAACTCCGCACTGGCTGGATCGTAGTCACTGATGACGGCATCGCCGGTCTCCAGAGCCTTCGGGTGCCAATCAGCAACGAAGATGTCGAGGTTCTCCCCAAGGTCGTCGTTCTTCGAGTCACGAACCAACGCGTAGTGGTTGATCGGGAACTTCCCGGCCTTGCACAATTTGTTGTTCGCAGTGTTCAGTTGGAGACGCGGAAGGAAGACAGAGCCAGATGCCGCAGCATCGAAAGCCTTGTCGTCATACTTGTTCGCAGGAACAAGCGTGCCCATATCCTCAACTTTGACCAATTCATTTTCTGACATTTGATGATACTCCTGATGATAAAAAAGAAACGGTGAAAGATGCTGCCATCCGAGTGCCGAATGCTCGATTAGTCAAATCCGATTTTGGTGGCTTGTAGCCGGTTGCGTGTTGGCAATGGGCGGACGGATGACAGCTTAATGTTCCATGCGAGGGATCGAACCTCGGCTTCTGGGGAAAGAAACGTGGAAGACTTGCACTCCAGGCCCCTGTCGAGGCCCGACCTTTAACCCGGTTTTCTTTCCCGGAGGCCCCCGCGCTTTGCGAGATTCTATTTCCATTTCCCTAGTGTGCTACCCCTACACCACAGGAACAGGTCAGATGCCGGCATCCGAGTTGTGGAACAAGCGTTCCAACAACCCGGATGTTCGGCACCTGTTAGGGACTAGGAAACCGCTGCGGCCTCAGCCTCGGCGGCAGCCGTGGTGGCCTCGTCCAGTTCCTTCGCCAGCTTGGCGGCCTTCTTCTGAGCGCGCTCGACGGCCTTGGCCCTCTTCTTCTCCTCGCGCTGCGCCCGACGCTCGGCATCCCTCTCCTTCTGAACCTCAATCGAGTCGGGGTCCATGTGGAGCGCCCACTTGACTCCCATTGCGAAGCCTTCCGCCGGGGTGGCGACTCCGTTCTGGGTGCAGATGACGGGACCAATCTCAGCAGACTCAAGCTCTGCCTTGAGGGCAGCGAGCTTCTGCATGTGAGGGGTCGCCACGAACTCAGCAGGACCAGCTTCCTTACCAGCCTTGCGGGCTTCGCGGATCTGCTTGAGACGCTCAGTCGTCTGCGGGATGAACTCATCCGGGGTCGTCGTCATGGCACGGTCGAGCCAGTCAGCTTGCTCCTCAGCAGGCAGCTTGGCGAGAGCGTAAGCGTTGCTCAGACCGATCTTGCCTTCGTCCACGAGCTTGCGGGCTTGATCGCTCGCCAGCTTGTTAAGGGAAAGACGGCCACCGATCCACGACGTGCTCTTACCGAGCTTCGCAGCCAATTCGGATTCCGTCATCAGCGGGTTGCGGGTGAGAATGCGCTTGAGCTGACGGGTGTATTCGATTGGCTTCGTCTCGACCTTGTGGATGTTCGCCATGATCTGTGCTTCGAGAACTTGGTCCTCGTCCAGATCCACCACGTCCACGTTGATGTCCTCACGGCCCGCGTCCTTCGACGCATTGAACCGATGCAGGCCATCAATCAGCTCGTAGTAGGATGTGCCATCTTCGTCCTGACGCTCACGGACACTGATAGCACCGATGAAACCCTTGGAACGGATCGACTCGACCAGCCCCAAATACTCCTCAGACTCACGGTTGACTGTCCGCAACGCAACGTCGTTCTCACGGATGTCTGACAACAAAACCTTTTTCAAATCGCCCATGTGATATGATGCTCCCATCAAAATTGTTTAGCCATCCCATCGGATGGGATGGCATCTCCGTTCCCTCCCCGACGAAGGAAACTGCATGATAAACGGTGTCGGGATACTCTTAGACGTTAGATGGCCCACTAATCGAACCAGATTCCCCATTTTGTCGTAAACCCTTGTGGCATATAGACTTACAACAAATCCTGACAGACTGTATACCTTCTCTATTCTATATGTTACCATTTCCCCTTGTTCCTTTCTTTGAAGATACTTAGAAAACAGTCAGTCAGTCAGAAGGAGAGATTGTGGAATATGTTGGGCGATTGTGGATAACTTTTCCGTGGGTCGGGATTCTCGATCCGGCCAGGAATAAGTTACTAACATTTGTGAACAAATTGTGGATAACTTTTTCAGGGTGATGGGGCCATCCAATGCAGCCTACTAGAACAGAGGCCATCAAGAAGTTCCTCACGGCTAACACCCATGAGGATCTTGCAGGGATGTATCATCACGATATGGAGGTCCAGGTCAACGTCGCGCAAGATGGCGGGGAACGAGTGACCAAAGACTTCAAGGGTCGTCAGTATCAGGCATACACGGATCATGTGCAGACATGGAAGGCAATGCGTATTCCGTATAAGGCCAATTCCGATCCTGAATATACAGACGTTCCCATGTCCTTCGATCTTTCGGCGCATGTCGAGGGTATTGGAATGACCGGTTGGGATTGGGTGAAGCGTGTTTCTCGGTGGGTTGCATATGACTTTGATGCCATCATCGGTCACAGTGATAAACACCTTGCGAAGCTGACACCTGCTGAGCTTGAGGCTGTGCGTGCCGCAGCATTCAAGATCCCATGGGTGAGTGTCCGGAGGTCTACGTCCGGTTCCGGGCTGCACCTCTACGTTATGCTCAAGGCGTTTCCCACCCAGAATCATAACGAGCACGCTGCCCTCGCTCGTGCGATCCTGGGTAAGATGGCTGCGCTGACGGGCTTCGATTTCCAATCCGCCGTGGATATCTGCGGGGGCAACATGTGGGTCTGGCATCGTAAGATGCGTGGGACGGATGGCCTTGAGCTTCTGAAGGAAGGCTCCCCGCTTGACGACATTCCTCCTAACTGGCAGGATCACGTTAAGGTTGTCTCGGGCTCCCGCCGCAAGGCACTGCCGAAGGATATCGAGTCTAGTGGGAAGGGTGATCTGTTTGAAGAGCTAACAGGTCAGCGCCCCAAGATCAAGTTCGATGCCGACCATCAACGATTGATTGATTGGCTCGAAAACAGCGACGCTCTTTGGTGGTGGGACAAAGACCACTACATGCTTGTCACTCACACTTTTCACCTACAGGAAGCACATGAAGAATTATCGTTCAAAGGTTTCTACAAGACGGACTCAAAGGGAAACAACACCAATGAGCAGAACTGCTTTGCCTTCCCCATCAGCCGTGGAGCTTGGGCAATTAGACGATATACTCCTGGTGTTCAAGAGCATTCTTCTTGGAGCCAAGATGGAGCTGGTTGGACAAGATGTTACCTTAACAGAGAGCCCGACCTCGCAACAGTATGTCGTGCCTTTGGAGGTATTGAGGACCTTGACGGTAGCTTTGAGTTCCTAGACGCAGAGTCTGCGATTCGGGCGGCTAAGTATCTAGGAGTTCACATCGATGTGGACATCAGAATGATGAACCGCAAGTGTGTTCTCAAGGCTCATAAGGATGGTCGTCTCGTCGTTAGGGTCAAGCACGAGAAGGAAGACGACGGTGGTAAGATGGTTGGGTGGTCTGTTAAGAAAACAGACTGGCAGCGCATCTTCTCAACGCGTCTCGTCTCTGCTGAGGCCCCGGACATTGCGAATCACGATGACATCATCCGTAAGCTAGTGGTGAAAGCGGATGCCTCGCGTGAAGACGCAGGGTGGATGATCAAGACTGAGGATGTCTGGTCGCGTGAACCCAAGGAACACATCAAGCTGGCGCTTGGCTCCAAAGGTTGTAACGGGAAAGAGATCACAGGCATCATGGGTAGTGCAATCCTACGACCTTGGAAGATCGTGAACAAGCCGTTTCAACCTCAGTATCCTGGTGACCGTGAGTGGAACCGTAACGCCGCACAGTTACGTTACCCACCTACGCAGGACACGGATGAGCTACACTACCCGACGTGGACAAAGATCCTTGAGCACTGTGGTTCCGGTCTCGATGACGCCATCAAGATCCACCCTTGGTGCAAGACGAATGGGATCTTGAACGGCGCGGATTACCTCAAGATTTGGGTAGCGTCTGTGTTCCAAGATCCTTACCTTCCGCTACCTTACCTGTTCTTCTACGGCCCCGAGGATAGTGGGAAGAGCAGCTTTCACCGTGCGTTGAAGAGGTTGCTTACTCGTGGATATGTCCGGGGAGACCAGGCACTCACGAACCAGCAGAACTTCAATGGTGAATTGGATGGCGCCATCATCTGCGTTGTTGAGGAGACTGATCTTCGCAAGAACAAGGTAGCCAACCGGCGTATGAAGGACTGGGTCGAGGCTGATGATTTCAATTGCACCTACAAAGGGAAGACTGCTTTCTTGGCTGTCAACACGATGCACTGGATTCAGTGTGACAATGACTTCCAAGCTTGTGCAGTCTTCTCTGGCGATACACGTGTGACCATGTGTTACGTCAAGGCGATTGATCCATTAGCAATGATTCCGAAGAAGAAGCTATTCCCATTGCTTGAGAAGGAAGCACCCGACTTCCTTGCAGAGATTCTGAGCCTTGAGATTCCTGAGTCGAACAGCCGTCTGAACGTCCCTATCGTTGGGACGGATGCGAAGTCAGCAGTTCAGAAACTCAACCAGAGTAGCTTGGAAATCTTCATCGACGAGATGTGTGCATCCGCTCCAGGGCAGATGATTAAGGTATCCGATTTCTACAACAAGTTCTTCAACTGGCTTGAGCCGGGTGAGCAGGATAAGTGGACGAAGATCAAAATGAATCGGTCACTTCCTCCTGAGTATCCAAAGGGTCGAAGACGTAAGGACGGACAGCACTACATTGGAAATCTCTGGTGGCGCGGTCAAACAATGGATACCGAAGACACAAAGAGGTTAATCAGTGACGGAAAGTATCTGACCCCTACCAATGATTAGAGAACTGCTAGACAAACTACAACCTGCTCAAAGAAAGCAGCTTATGTGTGCGTTTGAGCAGGAAACGGCTTACTATATTGAACTGGATGACGGCATCTTCGTTGGCGTCAACGTAGGGCCATTGAAGAATTTAGTAATTGAAGATGAATCAGGCGTTTGGGCCTGTGGGAGAATGAGATGAGTTTGCCCCCGATCTGTATTAAATGGTCTTGTGAGAAATTACCGGATGGTGCCATCGGACATCGTCCTGGTTGCGTGGGAGAGCAGAAGGAATATAATAGTGTTAAAGATTCTGGTGAGAGACGCGAGTTCGCTACAGGCAGCGTTAGAGATGTGCGGGCAGGTAAAGGGAGGTTCGATCTTATTCCTCCCTACTCCTTACGAAGACTGGCCAAGCACTATGAGAATGGTGCAGTCAAGTATGGGGACCGAAATTGGGAGAAAGGGCAACCCGCTTGTTCCTACGTGGACTCAATGCTCAGACATGGTCAGGACTTTCTTTCGGGAGACCGATCCGAAGACCATTTGGCTGCTGTCGTCTGGAATGCCTTTGCCGCTATGTGGACTCTAGAGATGGTTCGACAAGGCAAGTTTCCAGAAGCATTCAACGACATGCCCAAGGCGATGGCTGACATCGAGAAGTTTGTTCCTCCTGCAGACATGCCGTTCTAATGACGGAGGCTGAAATGCGTAGGCAGCTTGAGCAAATGGCTGCCAAGTGGAATGGTCGTAAACACCTAGAGGAGCTTGATATGTTCGTTAATCGCGATCTTATCTTCAAGCTTCTTGAATTCATCAGGGAGCGATAATGGGACTCTTCGATAGCCTTGATAGTGTTAGCGGTTCCAAGGACACCAAGATCCTTAGAGCCCCTTTCGGATATCCCGGTGGCAAGAGCAGGAGTGTCAAGGAGATCCTTCCTTACCTCCCTTATCGTGCCAAGTATATTGAACCGTTCGGAGGGAGCGCCGCGATTCTACTCGCTAGGCAACCCTCGAAGCTGGAAGTCTACAACGATCGTTACGGTGGCGTGGTAGCCTTCTACAAGTGTATGCGTGATCCCGCGATGTTCGCATCCCTTTGCGAGTGGCTTGGAATGACTGTCCATGCTCGTGAGGAGTTTGTGGATTGTAAGGCTACTTGGGTCAATCATGATGATCCCATCGAGCGTGCTGCTCGTTGGTATTACATGCTTCAAAGTAGTTTCGGATCATTGGGACGTAACTGGGGGCGCCAGACCTCACGTTCGAGCATGGCTGGGAAGATCAGGAACAAGCTCGAACTGTTCCCTGATATTCATGCCCGCTTCCGTAAGGTTCAAGTCGAGAACCAAGATTGGGAAGACTGCATGAGGGATTACGATTCCAAGGATGCCGTCATCTACTGTGACCCACCCTACTGTGACGTGTATCGTGGGACTTACAAGAATGAGATGACTCCTGCCAGACATAAGGAGTTCCTGGCACGAGTCTTTAAGTGCAAGGGATTCGTTGCTGTTTCCGGTTACAGTAACGACCTCTATGAGGATAACCCTTGGGACAATCGCATTGAGTGGGAAGCCTTCGTCTCTATTCAGAGCGTCGGTAAGATGGAAGGCAACTCGAAGGAACACCTAGACGAACAACGTGGGCACTCAACTGAAGTGCTCTGGATCAAGGAAGCAAAATGAGTAAGACATTTTACATTGCATCAGCGAGCAGAGAACCTGACCACCGAGAGAAGGTTCACGCCATTGGTAAGAAGCTCTTCCAAGACTTTGGATGGACGTGGCACGAAAACTACGACTGGACCAGGGGCTTTGAGGCTGAGACGAACTACCCTAAGCACGAGTTGATCTGGCGAGCAAAGATGGATCTGATCGGTGCACGAGATGCCGACATCTTCATCTTCTGGGATGTCGGCATCCCCTCCCTTGGGGCGAACCGTGAGTATGGGATCCGCTGGGGCCAGGAGCGAACTCTCTACCGCGTTGCCGCGACTCAGGATCATCTGTTCGATCAGCTTGACCACGTGGTCAACCTTGAGACTCTTGAAGAACTCTTCGAGGTTCTTGAGACTCGGGAGGTAGAATGAGTAGCATGATTCATTGGAACGGAAACCCGATGTGCGTCATCGACACGGAGACTACAGGGCTCAATGCCGGTTGGCATGATCTCATTCAGATCTGCATCCTGCCTGTTGATTCCAACATCAAGGTGCGACGAGACGTGATGCCGTTCTATATTGAGATGATCCCAGAGCATCCTGAGCGTGCTGATCCGAAAGCAATGCAGATCAACAAGCTAGACTTTGCGATCATCGGACAGCGTGGACATCATCCTGACAAGGCTCGGGATATGCTTGAAGAATGGATCGAGAAGAAGCTGAAGCCTGGGCGCACGAAGTATGGCAACCCGAAGAAGATCCTACCACTCGGGCAGAATTACCCATTTGATATGGGCTTCATAAAAGCGTGGCTGGGGAATGAAACCTACAACGATTGGTTTCATTTCAGCTACCGGGATACCAAGGTCGTTGCAAACTACCTTAATGATCATGCTGGGATGCATGTTGAGAAGGTTCCGTTTGCTAAGACGAGTCTAGGTTCCATGGCAAAGAAGCTCAACGTAGAGCTTGCCAATGCTCATGATGCTCTCGCTGATTGTCAGGCTACTGCCGAGATCTACCGGCGGCTTCTACAGCAAGGGCTTCTGGGATAATCCACTGGATCTGCAAGGGGTGTGCTCGTTTAAGAATCTTCGCTCTATGTGAGTGGAAACGATCAGGCGAGCCACCCCGTGTAGAAGCATACTTAATCCGTTTCGCGTAAGATGTATTCTTATTTATACAGGCATCAAAACAAAGTAACTTAAACTTCTTGGCACCCAGCATCCGTGCAATTGTGATTGCTGCTGAGACGCTAAGAGCATGAGGCTTCAGACCTATCGCAATATTCTGAAAGAGATATGCGTCCTCCACATTACGATAATAGTTTGCAGCTTTTGTAGATACAAAGATTGGGGATCTTTTGGGGAGGCAGGTCGCTCGAAGCTTCTCATCCTGTTGTAAGCAGTAGGTATTTTGAAGCTCCAATTCTTCAACAGCGTAGATTGCCTCATTCAATGCAATGATGGGGCCATCGGTAAAATGTTCTGTTCTAAGAAAATCAAGACTCGGCCCCTTACCTACAATATGACAGACCTTCCCCTCGAACTGGGGACGTAGCTCGTCGATTTGGTGATTGCTTGCAAACTTGGGAATCCATCGTAATTGCCTACCCACGCGGATACAGTATTCATCCAAAAAGGCAATTGCAGTTTTATTTGATCGAACAATCCAATACTCGCCGGTCATTGTATGCTGACGGATGCGACATCCTCCAATAAGCTTAGGCATCCTCTGCACAGGTTCATGCTCTACTAAATGCTTAAAACGCCTGCTTGCTTGCAGATGCTCAATCACGGGCTCCCCAG